ACTCGGGGGCCAGCTCGCAGGCCAGATTGTAGCGGAAGGCGCGCATGTAGCCGGGCGGGAAGCTGAGTGTGGTGCCCAGCGACGCGGGCTGCGCCAGCGCGAGGACCGACACGAAATGCCACGTCAGCGTCTGCGTCGGCACGGGGTATATCTTGTAGGTCGCGTCGGGGAAGGTCGCGTCAGCGTAGATGACCTGCGGGTAGGTGGTCGTCACGGCCTTCTGGACGATGGCGTTGTACGCCTCCTCGTTGATGATCGTCGGCGAGAACGACAGGCCGTTGGGGTCGACGTAGTAGGTGGAGTCGTCCAGCAGGATGGGCCGCAGGCCGACGAAGTCGCCGGTCGGCCCCAGCGTGCGGGTCGACTGGCCCGTGGGCCACGAAAAGACTTGATCCTGTGTGGCGTAGATGGCGAGCCGCTCGGTGCTCCAGCTATCTATCATCATGTTCATTGCGGCGAGGGAGTCTTGCGCCGTGTCGCCCGAAGGCACCTCGCCCTCCGCCAACTGGCCGATCAGCCGCAGCGAGCCGTAGATGATGTCTGCTGCGGTCGTCATGGCTGTCTCCGGGGCAGGGCCGCCCCGCCGGTCAAGGCGGGGCGGGTAGTTTCATCAAACGCGGTACAGGACCCAGGCAGTGTCGCTGCTCTTGCAAGCGAGGAACTGCGCGGACGTGGCGATGGCGATGGTAGCGAGGCCCACGATGGTCCAGCCGGTGCCGACGGCCATGGTGATGACGCCGGACGAGGTGCCGAGGTTGACGATCGACAGCGCGACGGTGCTGCCGATCTTGGCGTTCGACACCGCGGCGTCGAACAGGGCGACGGTCGGCAGCGTGTAGGTCGCCGCGCCGGTCCCGGGGCTGGCCACCAGCAGGCTGCTCGAAAGTTGAGCAGCGGTGAGGGTGGCGGTGACGGTGGCGGTTGCCGGTGCGGCCAGCGCGCCGATGACAACCTCTTTGAGGTTGCCGTCGCCGAACTGACGCCCGCCGCCAACATTTCCGATAGCCATTGTCGTATCTCCTTGAGCGGGGGGTTAGCCGTACAGACGGACGGCGAGAGGCGGGCGAATGGCGGCGTAGCCATACAGGACGTCGATGCGGCACGGCATCCGGTCGTTGTTGATGTCGTAATCGCGAACGATCCGCAAGGAGATGCCGTTGTGGACCTGACGCGACGCCATGTCGACGCCCTGCGGGAGCAGGAGGTCGGCGGTGGCGAACGTGAAGGCGTCCTTGTGGTAGACCAGGTTCACCGGCGCGGAGGTGGAGGCCACGCCGTCGAAGACGATGGCTGCGCCCGATTGCGGGAACGCATCGACCGTGGCGAGGGCTTCGACGGCGGTGAAGATCGCCGGGGCGATGGCGACCGCGGTGTAGGCACCGCCCGAAGCCGTGTTGGCTGCGGTGACAGTGAACTGCTGGAGCGAGCCGGTGCTTTCGCGGGTCTGCGGGTTGACCGCGTTCACGCCGGCGATGGTGAAGGTGTCGCCCGCGTTGATGACCTGCGAGCCGGTGCCGGTGATGTTGACGGTCGACTGACCCTGGGCCGAGACGGTGGTGGTCACGGTAGCGCCGGTGGCGGCCCGCGAGCCGAAGGTGTGGACCTTGATCGACTGAGACATGTTGATCTCGTTGAAGCCCAGCACGCCTTCGCCCATCATGCCGCTCTTGAACTGGCGACTGATGGTCGGACCCGGGTTGAACAGCCCCTTGAGGCCCTCGACCAGCCCGGCGTTGGCAGCCGGGTTGACGGTGGCAAAGCGAGGGGCCATCGGCGCGGAGGCCTCGTTCAGCTTCTGCGCGGCTGCCAACAGCACCGCCGAGGTCGCCGGTACGGTGCCGGGGGTGCCGACGGCGGCATGGACGCTCTTGTAGACGTTGGCTACGTCGGCGTCGATGCTGGCGGCGAGCTGGCTGATGCGCGGCTTGAGGACGCGATCAGCGAAGTCGTCGAGCGACAGGGCCATCTCGGCGGTCGTGAAGTTGACGCCGGTATGCTTCTGGCTGGTGACGGAGAGCGTGGTGAACTGCTCGTTGTCGTCCTGCACTTGCAGGGCGGCACCATCAGTGACCAGCGCGCGGTCGGGCAGCCGGATGCGAAGGTTCGCGCCGATCTTGGCACCTTCCTTGGCGAAGCTGTCGTCATACTGGCGGTTGATGTTCCGCGTCAGGACGAGGTTGTTTTCGAGGATCTCCAGCGACTTGCGGGTAATCATGTCGATCGTGAGGAGCGAGTTGGCCACGGCGAGGGTTCCTTAAAGGAGGGGTCTAGGAAGCCGCCTGTTTCGTCTGCCGTAGGCGCTCCGCCGCGATCCAGTCCGATGTGCTGAGAGCCGCGATGGATCTCGGGTCGGTGGTGTCGTAGGCGGGAGTGCCGTTGCTGCGAGGCGTGACAGGCGACAGGGGCGGGGGTGCGGAGGTGGTGCGTTTGACCGGGGGGGACGACGCCAGGTTGGCTTCGATCCTGCCGATTTCCTTGGCCTGCATGAGCGGCGACAGTCGGGAGATACGCGCGGCTTCTGCCGGATTGGACCCGAGGTGGTAAAGCACGTCGGGGCCGGCGTCAGATGCGCGGATGGTCTCGGCCATCTCTCCCGTGATCGTCAGGTTCGGGTTGTAGGCGACCTGCTTGAAGTCGTCGTACTTGCCAAGGGCCTGCTCCTCGCGGTCAAAATAGGCTTCGGAGATCGTCTCCTGCTCGCGCGCCCGTTCCCGCTGCTCAACCAGTCTTAGAGCCTTTTGCTCCGCGAGCGCGTCGGCGTAAGCCTCGGTGCTTTCAAACTGGTCTGCTGACGGGACTTCGACTCGGGCCGGTGCGGGCTGGCGTTGGTCTCGTTCCCACTTTCGCTGCTCTCTTGCGAGACGCTTGCCGATTGCGGCGTCCATGTCCTCCTGTGAGAAGGTCTTGGGTGCGTCTTCCGGCTGTTGGACCTCTGGTTCTGGAGGGGCCGTGATCTCCAGTTCCGGCGCGGCTTCTTCCCCCGCTGGGATTTCGTCAGTCATCATTACCTCGTGGGCACCCGGTGAGCCTCGCCGGTACGGTAGTGGTAACGCTATACCGTAACGTCGGCCTTGGCAATCACTGCCAGAACCATTGCCTGCGGGGCGCTATGAAGGAGGCGATCGCGTCCTTCTTGACGTTGCAGACCCGCAGGTCGGCGTCGCCCTGAACGATCGCCTTGCCTAGATCCCCGACTGTCTGCGCGGTGGACACGTCCACGGTGCTTTCGCAGGGGGCGAGAAGGCTACTTGGTATTTCGATCCCGCTGCTTGCGCACGCGCTCAAGATCAGCGCCGAAGCCGTCAGGCAGGCGAGCGTCCGCCCCTTCAATCTCATCGACCGCACGTTGCTTCTCCTGTTGCTCTTGCCGGATGACCGGCGTTTGGGTGGCTACCGTGTCCAAGGCTTTCACAGCGGCCACGACGGGGGCCAGACGGGCCTCTGCGCGGTCGGCGCGGGCCTGCTGGAACTTGTATGCGCCGAACAACGCAAGGGCCAAGGCGACGGCTCCGATGCCGAGCCAGACCTTGAGAGGGAACAGGCGGAGGAGGGCGGTCATCCGTTCTCAATCTGCTTGGCGATGCGCTCGGCGCGGCCCTTGACCTGACCGACCCACACCTTGTTGGCGCGGATAGCGGCGGCGGCCTCTTTCCACTTGCCGTTCTTCATCAATGCGACGGTGTTGGGCCACTTCTGGGCCAGGCCGACAGCGCCGAGATTGAAGGCAAGGTTCTGGATGGCGCGCTGGCGCACCGGACTGGCCGAGCGCCACCACGGAACGTGCTTGTCCAGATCGCGCTTGAACCGGGCGATGTCGTTACGCTTGAGGTAGTCGGCTTCCTCGTTGGAAATGCCGCCGCCCTTGCGCTTGTCGATCAGGCGGCCGATGCCGATGGTCCACCAGCCGAGGCTGTCCTGATAGGCGTGGAGCACACGGCCCTCGTCGACCTCCAGCTCCTTGATGAGCAGGGCGTCGTTCGGGTCAATGTCTTCGGCAACCGCCGGCGGGGGGGCGGGGGCCGGTAGCGCGGCGTTGACCAAAGCCACGTCCGCCAGCGTCAGGGCGGAGCCCTTGACCTTGCGGATGGCGTCGAACAGGGCCTTCATGGTGCGGTCTCCTCCGTCTGCACAGGGTCAGATCGCGGGTTCTTCACCACGACATCTTGCGGGCCGGGCTTGTCCTGCGACGCGCCCCATCGGAACCCGGCATAGCCGCCGAGGATGGTCCCTGACACCGCCCCGAGAAGGCCCGCGATGACGGCTAGGTTCTCGCTTGGCACGGTGAAGAATATCAGGCCGACGATCCCGCCCCCGACGAT